GCTGCTGAATTCATCTATATCCCAGTTCGTATCTTGAACACAGGTGAGTTGTCAGGAGCGTAATAGAAAATATTGAGAGCCTCGTAAGGGGCTCTCAAACATGATAAATACTATACAGTAGGAGAATTTACAAATGGCAACAGCCTCACAATCATTGTTTAACATGACAGTAGCATCTGATAATGCCGGTGGCAATCAGGGCTTGTTAATGCCTAAACTACAATTTCGTTTCAGAGTTAATTTCTTAAACTTTGGTGTTGACGCGGCAGGTGGTCTAAGCCTAACTAAACAGGTTGTAGACGTTGGTCGTCCAAACTTAAGTTTCGCTGAAATTCCATTACAAGTTTATAACTCAACTATTAAACTTGCAGGTAAGCACACATGGGCAGATATCAACGTCAACGTTCGTGATGATGCTTCAGGTTCAGTAGCAAGAGCAGTTGGTCAGCAATTGCAGAAGCAATTAGATTTTGTGCAACAGGCATCAGCCGCTAGCGGCCAAGACTATAAGTTCCAGACTAACATCGAAATTCTTGATGGTGGTAACGGTGAATTCGTTCCACAAGTACTAGAAAAATGGGAACTATATGGTTGCTTCCTCAAGTCAGCAAACTACAATACATTGAACTACGGAACATCAGAAGCCGTAACTATTGCATTGGCTATTGCTTACGATAATGCAATACAAACACCAATTGATTCCGGTGTCGGTGCTGATATCGGCAGAATTGCAGCAGATAATGGTAGAGGTATTGCTACTGGTAACGGCGGAACAAACCAATAATTAGGATATCCTGATATGTCAGGTTTCTTTCAAGATGTTTTGTCGGGATTTTTCGGCAACGATTATCTCAGAGATTACACCCACGCGGCAAAAACATTTAGGAGCAATTCTTATCAGAATGCTCCTAAATATAAATTTTTATTTCACACCTATTTCAATATCAATCCTGAAGCATACCCTGCAGGAGTTAATACCAACTATAGTATACTAGTAAAAGATGTTAAGTTACCTAGTTTTGGTTTTAATACTGTACAACTAAATCAATATAATCGTAAAAGAATCGTACAAACTAAATTGCGTTACGATCCTGTAAGCATCACTCTTCATGATGATAATGGAAACACGATTAATAAATTGTGGTATGCTTACTACACTTATTATTACGCAGATGCAACTAAACCTACTGTATTTTTAGGCAAGCGAGGATCTCCGCCTCAGCCTGCAGGAACAAGTGCTACAACAGGTACTACGAATGCTGATTATGATGTCAATAACATTTATAACGATAGCATTCAAGGCAATGACAATTGGGGTTATATAGGTGAGACAAGCAATACAAGAAATGGAAAGAAGGTACCCTTCTTTAAAAATATAACTGTGTTCGGTTTCAATCAAAACAATTTCACAGCATATACCTTGATTAATCCTATCATCACAAGTTTCGGTCACGACACATATAACTATGAAGAAGGTAGCGGTGTGATGAGAAACACTATGTCTATCGATTATGAGACTGTAGTTTATAATGAAGGTGCTATTGACGGAAGAGCACCAGGCGATATTGTTACACAATTTGGTGATCAGGCGACTTATGATAATACTATTAGTCCTATTCAGAAACCTGGTTCAAATTATAACACTTTGGGACCGGGTGGTCTTTTAGATCAAGGAAATTATATTAAAGGTTTATTAGCAGATGGCAAATTTGCTGAGGCTGCAATTGCGGCAGGCGGTATTGCTAAGAATTTTGAAAAAAATAGGGTAAAAGCAAATTTTAAACAAGAATTAAAACAAATGTTAGGCCCATCTAATAGAGGATTTGGAAGCCCGGTTAGTACTAACAGAAATATTTTGTTTGATATTCCAGATCGTTCAGTAACACCTTACTTCATAGGTACAGCAAGTGCGCCTACAATAGCAAATCCACCAACACCAAACCCAGTAGAAGCCACACCGACTGCAGGAACACAGGTAAGAAAGTAATATGCCATTAGTTTATACACAACAAGAATCACTGGATAGAACAGTAAAGATATTTGATAATTTTTATAATATCAATATGACAGTGCCTACCAATCAATATGATGTAGTGCATAGTTATTTTGTTAGTGTTTGTGCAGACGCAAAAACAGCAGCCAACTTCACAGCATTTCTTTTCAGAGTAGCACAAGACTCAGGCATCGATGCGTTAGAATTACTTCAAAACATCAAAGGCACAAATAACAATGTAGAACTCAGTCAGACTATGGCTTACTACATGAATAGTTTTAAGAGCAAAGTAAGTTTATACGGTGTGGCAGTTGTTCCAAGACCAGTATTTCCTGTAGCAAGAAATGTAGTTCTATGATATGGCAAACTTTGCACAAGGTCGTTATCAGGTAAAAAATAAACAAAAGTATGTAGGTAAATCTGTACCTAAATATCGCAGTGGCTGGGAATTAACATTCATGATGTTCTGCGATAATCACGATGGCGTGATACAATGGGCCAGCGAAGCGATACAGATACCATATCGAAACCCACTCACAGGTAAACAGACAGTTTACATCCCAGACTTTTTTGTAGTCTATCAAGACAAAATGGGCAATCAAAAGGCTGAAGTCGTAGAGATCAAACCTAAAAAGCAAAGTCTGATAGAGAGCAAAGTAGCAAGCGCAAAAGACAGGGCTACAGTAGCATTAAATCACGCTAAATGGGCGGCGGCTATGGCCTACTGCAAGAGGATAGGCTGTACCTTTAGAGTCATCACTGAAGATGATTTGTTTTACAAGGGTAAACGCAAATAAATAGTCGATGACTAAGAAATTAGAAGAACTATTTAATTTAGCCAGCGCAGAAGAGCCTGAACTTGAACTTCCTCCTGACACGCAAGAAGTTACCGAGACTGCTCTAAACAATCTAGAAAAGATTGAGAATGCACTACCCCAAGTAAGGGGTCTGGAATCTGCTGATGTAGAGATGGATGAATTAGCAAACCTAGCTCAGAACAGTTATAAAGACTTGATGGATTTAGGTATGCAAGTTGATAGCCGCTTCAGTAGCGAGATATTCGGGGTAGCCGGCACTATGCTAGGACATGCTATTACTGCTAAAACTGCTAAAGTCAGTAAGAAATTAAAGATGATTGAGTTGCAACTAAAGAAAGCATCACTTGATCAAAAGCAGGCCAGCAAAGAAGAAAAGATAGAAGCAACACCTTTGGGACAGGGTAAAGCGTTAGACCGTAATGAGATACTCAAGGCACTTCTAGATAAAAACACAGATAAATGATAAATATTAGATACGGGAACATAGATATGAAAAGCCTAAAACAATACATAGCAGAAAGCGTACATTTGTACGATGTTACTATCAAGATCGCAGGGGAAATAGACAAGAACTTCATTGACATGTTTATCTTCAATTTAAAGAAGTTTGAACCAGCCGCCCCTATCACACCTAAGACACTTCCTATAGCGAAAGATGTCTATGGTTTTCCCGGCGTACATAACGAACCAGTGACACTATTAAAGTGCAAGTTCCGTTATCCATGCACTGAGCCAATGGTACAACAGTTGGCACAATTATTAGGCTATAATTTAAATTATGTTCGTTTGGTTGATAGCAAGTATGACGATAGCATCAATCGTGAGCAAGAAGAATATGCTAACCAGATGGAACCAAACAATAAAGATTTCGATAAGATAAGCGGTGCAGAGCAGGCAAATAAAGATTATGCTGATTCATATCTATCTAGCATCAAGGATCAAGCAAAAGATAGCAAGATCATGATGCCATATGCCGCTAAAGAAACACCGGACGCATTTGATCCGTTCAAGCCATACCTAGATGACAAGTCAATGGGTGATAAGAGCCCAATGAGTGACATCAAGCGTCCAGCAAAGCCTAAGACTGGCGCATTGGCGTAAGGAGAGATCATTATGGACTTTAAACAATTTTTACAATTAGCAAACGAATCAGAATTAAGATCGGTTGAATTAAACGAGATGGATTCAGAAGGCTATAAGGGCCATCGTGAAGATGGAAACCCATATGCTAAAGGTAGCAAGGCAACACCATCCAAAGCCAAAGATACTGCTAAAGATGCTCTAAAGACATTAAACAAATCAATGGATAAAGCACATGAGAAAAAGAAATCATTAAAAGATTGGTTTGAGAAAGTTGAAACTGAAAAATTATTATCAGAAGCAGAGCAGA